TTATTAGCCATTTTAATATTCTCCTATTATATTACTTTTTTCCAAAAGTAACGTTTGACTTCCTATCAGAATCATACTTAATGTACCTGCCATCTTTTCTTGATTCAGTAAACATATTATTGTCTAAAGCCTCTTTTTTAAGACGGGTTTGATCTTCGTAATAAGCATTACGTTCTTCTTTGGTTTCAATAGGTATTTTTGCTAATAGCAAGCCTTCACTATAAACAAGACCAGCATGTCTTCCTTCGTCTGCTGTAGGGTAAGAAAATTCACTAGGGAGATCAGTTCCTCTTACGAGTTCCCATCCTTCTCTAATTCTTCTGCTTACGTTAGCTTTGTCCTCTTGGCCAAGCATGGATTCTCTTATCCATCGATATTCGTATCCTTCTGGCGGTGGAGGAGTTTCAAGTTTTCTTACTGGTCGCCATGGTTGTCTACGAGTATTTTTAGCGTGTTGCTCGGATTCACGCGAGTTTCTGGTTTGTGTCATATCTTTTTCAGTCGTCATTTTGCCTCCCTAGATGCAATTCGTTGTTTTTCTTTAGCAACGGATTTTAGCCAGGCATCTTCAGTCATGCCATGTGGTTTTAATCCACGGAGTCGTTCAACTTCTGTTTTAGAAAATTGCACACCGTTCTTTTTGCCTTGTGTTTTTTGCCGACTTCCTACGGAAGCGGAGGCGACTCTTTGCACAGCGGGCCTGCCCTCACTTTGTCCAGCATTTCCAGATTTAAGATCTGGATAAACTTTATAAATTCTGTTATTTAACTCACTGTAATATTCTTCTGAATCTGGTTCAAAACCTTCATTAACCAAATTTACATGAGTATATTGTGCGTATTGTGTAGCTTCTGCATCTTCACCAAACCAATTGTTTTGTGACTTCCATTGTAAAGCCTCTTGTGTAGGCTGTACTTCAACTGGTTGTTCTTGTTGTACTTGTTGCGGTTGTTGATAAGCCGCAGCCTGTTGTTGTGCATACGCATCGTTTTGTCTTTGTTTTGCAATTCTTACTTTTTCTTTTTGAATTGCAACTTCATTTTTTAAGCTATCAGCTTTAGTAATAAGATCAGCGTCACCAGAAGCATGAGCTTTTTTATAAAGTTCATTAGCTTCACGTTCTTTGATGCTTACTGTTTCTTCTTCTTTTGCAAGCAAACTTTGTTGAGATTGCACCGCTTGATTATAATAAGCGTGTACCTCAGCTTCTCTTTGTTGCAATGCAGCTTCTAATGCAGCTGCTTTTTCTTCAGCAGCTCTGTTTCTAGCATTAAGTTTATTTATTCTTTTGCTTACACTTTTTGTGTAATTTTCAAGTTCGTCGTCGCTAGAGGCACTTTGCACCTCTGACTCAGATTCAGTTACTTCTACCTCAATATCTTCAACTTCTGGTTGAATTTGATTTTGTTCGTTCTCTATCGTCATAAGCTCACTATATCATCTGGATTAAGTATGGTGGCAATCACTTCATCATCATTGATGATGCGAACCTCTGCACCGTCCTCAAGTTTAAATCTCGAACCAGAGTAGCGTCCGATTAAAACCCATTGTTTTTCTTCACACCAGGGTGAATCTCCGTATCTTGCTTTATCGTTATAGCAAAGCGGTCCTTTTTTTACCACATAAGCTACAACGGTAGACAATGCCTCACGATCAGTTGTTTGTTTTGTTAGTATAATACCGCCATCTGTTTTGCCTTTACCAGCATAAGGTAACACCAACATTCTCCATCCTGTTGGTTGCGGCATACGATCTAAAATTGATTGATCTAATTTTTCTGGATCTAAAACCACTGTTTCTGGATCAACGTAAGCCTCTGCTACCTTTTTGGCTGTACCGTTGTTTTCTTGAATACTCGTCATATATTTTTTCCCATGTCACTAAGTTCGTTTGCAATATAGTATAAAGCAGAAAGCTCTCCTTGCAAATATTTATAATGTTCTATATCTTTTAGCCCACCAGACATTAAAGTTTCTTGTATCTGTTGCTCTCTATTGCTGATAGCTTTTTTGATATTGTCTAAGACAGCGATTTCGTCCATAAATTACTTAGTTTTCTTTTTGGTTGTTTTTTTCTTTGCAGCTGGCTTCTTTGCAGCTGGCTTCTTTGCAGCTGGCTTCTTTGCAGCTGGTTTTTTCTTTACAACTTTTTTTGGTTTTTCTTCTGGAATTACCTCGCCATTAATAATAGCCATCTTTTTTGCAATTCTGGCTAAATTAGCTTGATGTTTAATTTCTTCTGCATCTGCTGCGGCTTTTGCATCAATAGCTTCTTGCTCGCGCAACTTTTTCTTTTCGGCTTTAAGTTTTTTCTGAGCCTCTAATATGTAAGATGTTGTCATAATATTCCTCGAATTTTATTTTCTAATTCAAATAACTTTAAATCAGCATTTTGTTTAAGTCTGTCTAAAGCTACACCAAGTTTATCATCTGCTATTTCTTTTTGCACATTTAACCTTTGTTGTTGCAGATCACTTTCTATCATTTTTTCTTGCTGTCTTTGACCTTGTTTAGCTGCAAACTGTTCAGATTCCATGTTGAGTTCTTTATCTTTTAGATCTAATTCACGTTTTCTAATATCTACTAATGGATCTTCACCAGCACCCATACCAATAGATTGCAAGAACTCACTAGCAAGTTGTGCCATGATTTGTGAACTAAATTGTTCAGTAACCATCTGTATTTGCTGTTGTATAGCCTGTGCCTCTTGTGGTGATACTTGTTGCATCTGCGCTTGTATTTGTTGTATTTGTTGTTGCATTTCTGGTGGCATCTGCTCTTGAGCCATCTGCATGGCCATAAATTGTAAATGCTGCATACAATGAGAAATAATTAAAGCCTGTACTTGTGGACTTTCTTTTACAATACTCGTTAAAAACAAACTTTTGTGTGTATCTAAATGCGCTTGATGATTTTGTTCAGCAAAAGCCTGGGCAGGTTGTCCCATCAATAAACCAGCGTTTTCTAACCCTGCGTCTTGTGGTTTTGGTGTATTGTCTGGCGGTGGTTGTAAAAGTGCGTCTACGTTATCTACACCGAGAGCTGCGTACATTCTTCTGTATGCTTCATAAATACCAAGCGGTCCATGAATTTCTGGATTAGATTGAACCATCTGTAAAAGCTCTTGCGCCAGGGTAACCCTTTGGCTTTGTGAAAAAATATTAGGATCTGATATAGGTATAATATCTACTCTGTCGTCAAAATCTGTTTGTTTTACTTCTCCAGGGCCAGATCCTACTTGATAATTGTATACAGGTGGTAAAAACTCGCCAAATACTTTTGCCAAAAGTTTAAATTCTACTTTTTGTGCGTAATGTAATCTTTTGTGTATAGCACTCATAACTTTGGTGCCACGCTCAAGCAATGCTACTGTTGTACCAACGGGCATCGCTTGATTCATGTCGCCAACGTTCATATCTGCAATCGCAGCGAAACGTTTACCAGAGTCTACTAAAATACCAAGAAGTTGCATCAATACGTTACTTGGTTCTTTGATTGGCAGTGGTATCAAATTTTCTCTTAATGAGCCGCCTGTAGTGTCAATATCTCTAAATTCACCTGGTTGTAATGGATCATCTTCGTCACGGATCCTCATTCCTCTAGCTTTAAAACCAGCAGGTAAGTTAGCAAGAGTACCAGCGTCAATAAGCTGTCTTAAAATAGATGTAGAGGCTTTAGATAGTCCACCGATCATGTGTGATAAGCCTAGACCATAAAAACCGAGTCCAGGTAAAAACTTATACTGGACAAAATAATTAATTTTATTTTTAAGTGGATCAGCTTCTATATAGTTTCTTCTTATTGATAAAACCTGTTCTGAGTCCTCTTCAATCGTAACGATATAAGGTAGTTTTAGTCCAGTTGGCGCACCCGATTGATCTACATCTTCAAAACCTTCTATGTCTAAAACTGTGTGTACTTCATAAACCGTTCTATTTCTGTTTTCTTTATATGATGGTGATATACCTTGTATTTCATCAATAGCTTCATCAATATCGGATATGTCTTCGGACATGCTGCCAGAACCAATATCTACATTGGCATAGAAACCTGTTACTTGTTGTTTTTTAATTTCATTAGCTGACATAGTAATACTATGCGTAATACGTTCAGCCGAACTTATATCTGCTGCTTCATAAGGCACAATAAGATCTTCTGGTGCAATAAATTTTGCTACAGCTCTATTTAAAACATTGTCAAAATAAACTTTCTTAAAACAGGATCCTGCTAACGGCAGATAAAATAACATTTGATCGAGCTCTGGATCATACTCTTCCATTTCGTTCATAATGTAATAATTCATAAACTCCTGGACTCTTTCAGCTTGGTTTTCAGTGTCTATTGTTCTTGCACCGACAATTTCTGTTTTAACTGGTCCTTTTGCTGGCAACATTTCTTTATATGCTTGTGCCTGGAACTGCGTTACCGCTTCTGCCAAAATTGGGTGCACAACTCCAGATGATCCCTCAAAAGGTTGGGATCTAGTTTCGTCAAACTTCATACCAAGATATTTAAGGCCGTCGGTATATGTTTTTTCCCATTCAGATCTTGATTGTTTGTCGCCCTGGATTGAGCTTAGTAAGTCATTTGATATCTTTTCTAAAGTTATTTGATCAATAAAATCAACCAAATTAGCATCAAAACTCATCTGCGGCATGACATCTTCTTGTATTTCATCGTCTATTAGTATCTGTTCATCATCAACTAATATTTGTGCTGCCGCAGCAATTTGTTCCTCTCTTGTGGTGTCTGGTGTTATTTCTACAGCCGATCCTTGTACTTTTATATCTGGATCTTCGTTTGTTCCTAATTTATCTATAGCCATAATTAATGTAAAATCCTGTTGCGTGGATCTTCAGTCAGCTCCACTTCTGTTCCTATAATAGCCTCAATTTCACCATCAATCAAAAGGCCGTGGTACTCTGCGATGATTTTAGCTTGTGTAAAATCTTTTGCATGTATTAATGGGCCAGAATATTGCTGTCCGTCCCATGTAAAAGTTGTTGCGTATGTTTTAATAATAAACCGTCCTGTTCTTTTTCAATAATTTTATTTCGTCCTGGTAATCTTCTTGCAAGGATATAAAACCACCTTGACGAAAACGCATCAAAGCCATTGTAGCACTATCGCAAAAGTCGTCATAATCACCGAAAGGAAATGATGCCATTTCTTCAATAACCTCTTCGGCAAAATCATCTTCTGGTGCCCAGACCATGCCCGATTCAAAGATCGGTGCAACACTGTTCATTCTGGCTACTTTGTCTTGTCCTCTGCTCGGTGAGTAAGAGGTAACTGGTATTCCCATACGTCTTAATTCGTGTGTAAGAGGTGTTCCAGAGGCTTTTGCTTCTATTAATACGCAATCTGGTTCCCAATATCGGTACTCTTCCAGAGCAAGTTTTTTGAGTTCTGGAAAGTCAAACCTAACTCTTTTTGCATCTAGAAGTATTATTTCATCGTGGTTTTCGTCGCCTCTATTAAATATTGCCCAGGTAGTTATAGCCGAATAGTCAGCAGTTTCTTTCTTAGAAAAAGCCGTATCGTAACTTTGTATAACATAAGAATAAGCAGGCACATCTGGATCTTCCCAACGGTTCCACCATTCTCTTTTGACTATAGATCCTTCTTCAGCTGTAGGATTTTGCATCCACTGGCTGTTCCATTTTGATATAGGTAAAGATGCTTTTACGCCCAGTAGTTCTTCTTTTTTCCAAAACTCTGGCCATAAAGGTTTTTCAGAATCTGGCAAAATTGCAGGAAACTCAACAACTTCCCATTTATCAGCATTTTCGTCGCCTTGTTTATTTAATACTTTGCCAACCAGGTCTTTTGTGCTCCATCTGGTCATTACTATCACTATGATTCCGCCAGGCTGCAAACGCTGTCTTGGACCAGAGGTATACCATTCGTAAGCCGATTCTAATGCTTTCGGTGACATTGCATCTTGTTCAGAATGAGGATCGTCAATAATTAATAAATCCGCACCACGACCTGTAATAGCACCACCGAC